CTTGCTTGTTCTGTATTCCTGTAGTTAGGAACATAAAGATGTAGGGCTAATCGATCCGTCTCGTACAAGTAGATTGCCGTCCAGGTCTTCAACGTTTCCTTGAAGTCTGAAGTTGAAATCGTCCGGTCAACATCACCTGCGATGCTTTCTAAACGATTACGAGGAACTGAATTATTATTAACGCTGCCAGTCATATCGGTGCGTTTTTCTGCTTCGTCGCACCGACTGATTTGTTCGACAATCTTGGAGTACCAGAACGAATCTGGGATGTTGTTGACAGCTTCTTCCAATCGGGCAAGGTCGCCAGCAGGTATTGATGTAGTGTTATACCCGAGGTGCCAGCGGACTTTAGATTGTAAAAAAGTGTCGAGTTGCATTACTTGTGAGAATGCGTTATAGGCGCAACATACTCTGCGCCAAATAACACATTAGCACGCGCAAATTGTAGTCGACTCGGACCAGATTATCCTTGAAGATTTCTTCCCAGTCAACACGCTTAATTGACGTCAGTTGATCTAGACGCTGGAAGCGTTCACCAGGCATGGAGCTTTGTAGATCTTTGATGTCGCGGGCTGTTTTCAGGCCGACACCAGGGAGGCGCTCTGCGATTTGCCTGGCGCTGGCATTGTTGACGTTAATGCCAGGATCAGCGGGGAACGTATCCTTTGTTGTCAGCTTGGCGTCTTTTACGCCTTCTGATTTAAGCTCAGCCGTAAGCTTTTCTTCGTTTTTAATTTTTTCAGTGGTTGCTTCCAGGTGCGGAACCAAGCTGCTTTCCTCCACGTATAGGACTTCATCCTGCGAGTCCAGGCACATGACGATGCCTTCTCCGTGCTTGGAAACAACTTCAACAAGGCCGCCAGTCAGTCGGTAGCGATAGAGCATAAATAATTCTCAGTCTTTGCCTAGCTTAACAACATCAACCTTTGTAGGCAATAAAAAAGGCGGGCCGTTAGACCCGCCGTTATTCAGTTCAGAATGATCAGCTATCAGTGCCGCCGAGTTGCGAAGCAAAATCGATGAAACCTTGGATGTCATTCCAGGTTGCAGCAGCAGCCGGACGCAGATAGTTCACGCGGCACACGAGGTAAGCCGCCTGGCCAGCGTCAGACGCAGCTTGGCTAATGAACACGCCGTCACCGGTGACAGTGGTGTCAGTGATGGCATTGACGTTGAACACCCGGTAAGTAACGTCAGACGTTACTCGATACATCATCGAGTCAGCAGCGTTACCGGTAACAATCGGGCTAGCAACAACGGACCAGAACGGCAGGTCGCCGGTCGTGGTGTCGCTGGTACCTTGGGCGATGCCCGTAGCACCGATGGTCAGGGATGCTGATGCGCAAGAAAGACCACTCAGTTGGGTAGCGGGCACACCAAGAGGTGCGCCAGCGTTGTTCGGACCTAGGAGCAGAAGCTCGGTATCCGTGCCACCCACATCGGCAGTGACAGGCGAGGCAGGGAAGCCAGCCAGACCACCAGCAGGTAGGTCTTGAGCCACGGCAATAGAAGCGCCGTAGATGTAAGAGGGACGCGCAGCGCTGGCCTGCACCACAAGGGAGGTGCGGTTGTCACGCACCCGGTCGTCAGGACGACGATCAGGAGACGGAACAACGATGTCGAAGCTCTTGAATGAAGCTTTGGTAGCGGCAAGATTATTAATCTTGACGTAACCAATCAGCTCATAGGCTTCAACGCCAGGCCAACCGTAAACACCTTCGGTGTTGTACGAAGAAAGGCGATTAATCTGATTACCGGGCTGCAGAACAGCGCCGGCTTCTTCTTTGTAAGCAGCCATTAGTAGTTACCTCCTTCCTCAAACGATAGTGAATGCAGCGGTAATGAAGTCCTTGTTCAGGTTCGCAAAACCGGCGTACAGTTGCCAAATCAGAATGATAAAGCGGCTGAAGTCGTCGTTGTTGTTGATGAGAACTTGAGCATTGGGACCACCAATACCGACGCCCACGGCCTGAGGGCCAAAGAAAAGGGCGGGAGGAGTGGAGTGAGAAATTTCACCACCACCGTCTGCAATGTTGACAGTAATGGTTTTTTCTGCGAAGTTGGTTGATTCGAAGAAACGGACTCCTTCAAATACAAAACCAGACGGCATTACGGGTTCGCCTGCAACAAATTGTGCTTGGCCAAACTGACCGCCGCCATAGATAGCAGCGTTTGGAGCCATCATACCCATAAGGGGATTCGGCTGGCCCATGCCAGGATAGCGAGCAACTTCGCGGAAGCCTTGGTCAGCACGCAGATCCTTCATGAAAGAGGGATCAGCAATGCAACGGTAGTAGCCGTCAGCAAAAACTGGTGTGTTGCGCTTACGAAGCTGTTTGACAACTTCAAGCAAGTCAGTTTTCACGTTGAACTTATAACGCTCTGAAGCATATTCAGTAGCAGAATAAGCAGTCAGTGTAGTTGCGTTGGTCTTAACTTTACCGTTCGGGTAGTAGTAACCACCCTGGGTGTCAGAAGCCGCACCGCGAGCTTCAGACTTTGCAAATTCATCCAGGAAGACGCGATCGCGCCAGCGGCGATAGTCGTCCAGGAGGGTCAGCGAACCGATGGATTGGTGGAACATATTAAGGTTCCCACTATCCAGCAGCAGACGCTGAGCAGTCATCAGAGTCTCGCGAGCAATTTTGAAAGTACTCGGGAGGTTAGCGTTATTAGGATCAGCAGGACCTGTATATTCGCGAAGCGAAACAAGGACCTTATCCTTCACGATCGAACGGCTGTTAGCAGTACCGATCGTTTGATCTTGAGTCCGCTCACGCTGGGTTTTCGTACCGGGAGCTCCCCAGAAACGATAACGGTCAAGTTGAACGGTCTGACCAGGTTGCTTAGTAAAATCGTGAACAACTACGGGTTCCGCAGCCATCTCAACGATGTAGGCCGGGTGAGGGCGGTATAGCTCTGCACCTAGCAGTTTAGGAAAATCGTTATCAATGAACATGTTGGTATTACAGCGTAATTTTTAGCTGATACCAGGATCTAAAAGATCCATGGTAGTAATGGACAAAGAACTGGAAAATTTATTCAGTTTTCAAGGTTCGTGCCACTACTGGCCTGGAACTTTCGTCCCATTAAAAAAATTATAGCAACAGTTTATCAATCCCAATTAATAAGTTAGCCGCCAGTCATCTGAGGAGCGTTGTAACCGGGCAGCATATTGCCAGGGGTGTAGGGGCTAGGAACCATCGTACCCAAGGCGCGATAGGGGTTGATATAGCCGTCTGCAGGCTGCATGGATACGTTCATTGCACCTACTTCGGGGTTGATGCCAGGGGTCACGCCAGGGGGCATCTGCATCTGGGCAGCTTCCTTTGGAGCACTCTTCTTGCGGCTCTTAGATTTCTTAACTGCACTCTTAGCTTTTGCTTTGTCCATTGAGATTACTTTTTACGAGAAGTGGGCGGTTGAATGGACATTGGAAGCTGTCCAGTAAGTGGCATTCCCTTCATTAAATTATATTGCTCATTCATTGAGATTTGGTTTTGTACCATCTCAGCAGACCGTAGGAACTGAGGCATCAGCAGCCCATTACGGGGTAGAGGCGAACCGGGAAGATTAAGTCTCAAGTAGGCAGCGTCAAGATCCTGTGGCATACGGGGTTGCGGTGCATTGGCCTGACCAACGACAGGTGCGCCACCAGCCATACGGATTGCTAGATATTGATCGCTATTGCCGTACCCAACTTGTTGAGCGACGTCTGTGGCACCAAAACCGATTAAAGCAGGGGAGCCAATCGGACCGCCTGCCGTACCGAAACCTGACAAAAAGCTGCTTGCCTTGTCCCTGGTACTAGACTTTTTTGATGTCATTGTCTATATAAAATAAATAAGGGGAGCTATGTGCTACCCCCTATTTTACATTTAGTTGTTTTACGGATAAATGGTATTTATTCGTAATCCTGATATCATTCCATTACCAGGAGCTTCTGGCGGAAGACTTCAGGGTTGGCGGCAGCCTGATTCAGATAGCGCCAGGCGTTAGCGGGGTCACGGTCTGCCAGGGAGCCGAAGCTGTTCCAGAAGTCAGCAGGGTTACCAGCAACTTGAGGTTGGGGAGGAACGGGCATCTCAGGCCGCTGAGGGGCGGTAGGAACCTGGAACTGTTGACCAGCGGTGCGAATCATCTGAGGCTGGGCAGGAGCCTCATCAGCCACGGGGTAGGGACCGTTCTCACCGAAGAATTCACAGGTGTAATCGGCCAGCACATCCGGATCGGTCAGGATGGTCTCGTAAGACTTATGCTCACCGGAGAGTTCTTGCAGAAGGCTAACAGCTTCCATCAACTGTTGATTCGTGGTGATCAGCGAATCTTCCAGTTGACAGGCGTAGTTGTTGAGAATAGCGGGAACATCGGCACCGAAGTGATCGATGACCTGCAGACTGGCTTCACTTACGCCGTTTGCTTGGAGTTGCTCCCTTGTCAGTTCCTGCGAAGTTTGGGAATAGCCGCTGGAGTAGGCCGGGTTGCTGTTGATCCCAGGCAAAGAGGTCGGCATCCCCGCGTTGTTGTACTGGGGAGCCAGTGGGGAATCGTAGCTGACCGGTGCGGCTGTTTGGTTCGCGCCTGATTGTTGACCCTGGAATGGGAATTGGACGGGCGAACTCAGGAGCCCCACCACCCGATTGAACGCCTCCTTGTACGGATTCTCCTGAGGCTGGGACGCCTGGGGCGCTTGGGGGTAGTACTGTGTAGGGTTGGATTGGTAGTTGCTCACCCCCATCTGGGCCTGGGTTTGAGGGGCTGGGACCACCGTTTGTTGGTAAGGCGCCACCCATTGGGAATTGGTTGAGACCGCCGGAGCCTGAGCTGCCGTCTGGGCTACTTGGGCCGCGTAGCTGATCGGCTGGGTCGGGGATGCTTGGGGTGCCGATTGGATCTGCACTGCGGTATCTGCCTGCATAGGTTACCTCTTTTTGTAGGCTTTCGAGAGTTCGGTAAAGGAAGGGGGTGAGATCAAGTCTCGGGTCCGCAGCCATTGGAAGATTTGGTTGCTGCGGGTGCGGTGTCCGCATTTCTTGATTGATTAAATCAATGAATGCAGAGTAAGCCCTCTGTACTTCCCCCACCATTCGGAATGGGAAACCGGAGAGCATTCCCGCGATTTCGTCATCCGTTTTAGAAGGGAATAAATACTTCAGTGCTTCAATGCTATCAACACCTAATTCTTGTAGGTTTCTTGTGAAGATAGATTGGTTAAGTTTATCCTGTGCAGTGTCTTCATATACGGGGCCCATCCACCTCCAATTTACCTGGCGATCACCGTCTGGGGCTAGCCCAAGAACACCATCAGGGATCTCTTTTGTTTCCAAAACAGTATCAATTGCCTTCTGTAGCTTCTTCTCGTAAGTTGTTTTTTGCTTTTCATATTTAACCATCAGGTCTTTGTCGTCTGTATCCTCCGGAGGGGTGGGATACTTAATGCCTGATGCGTATGCCAGAGATTTACGGAAGATCTGTTCCTCCTGAAAGATCATTAGCTCAAAGCATTTACAAATTCCATAGGTATAAAGTTGCAAACACTTTTTCTTTGCAGTTGCACTTACACGGCCATAAGCTGATTTAATTTCAGTAGCTGTGACATTTGTAATACTGAGGTCATCGATTCCTCCCAGGGCAAGCCGAATCTCACTGCGAAGTTGCTCAGCGTACCGAGCCTGGTCGGTACTGACAGCATTAGGCGTAATAAAGCCGACACGATCGGTTGGCTCCAGGTTGGCAATGACCCTTGGAACCCGCATGCCTGAGCCCGGCTTACCGATGTAGCCAGGGGAGTTGCGGGTGGCGTTGTCCTGTTTGTACGTAGAGCTGGACAGAAAGAATTCAGATTGGAAGCCAGACTGACTGGAGATGCTGGGGCGCTGAGCAACATCAGAATCATTGCTTTCAATGATGTCTTGTTTGGGCCTGGAAGATAGAAGTGTTGGGTTACCGAAAAAAGAAAGGTTGGCTCGGATGTTTTTAACCATCTCGTCATGAGCTACAATCTGATTAGCCATCCAATCAAACTCACCGACCCCTTCTGTTCCAAAAGCGTCCGGGTTGTTGAAGACTTCAACGCACGGAATAAATTCCATGGTGTTGACAACAGTCTTCTTGTCCATGATGCCGAACTCCATTGCCGGCATATCAAACGTAATCTCTTGCTCGCTGTGGAACTCTTCAATCTCAGAAGCCGTGATCCGCAAACGCATGTACCGCTTATCCGTGTTTAGCCCGACTCCCTGGAATCCACGGGATGCCCGAACCTTGTACGCATAGATGATGATGACTTCTTCTAAGTCACCGTCTGGTGAGTAGTACGTTCTATAGGAATCTTTATCGAACCAGTAGAGACGATAGGTTTTCTTTGTTGGCCGAATATAGAAAAGACCTTTGCCGTAACACAGGAATCGATCCCAAATTGAGTCTAGCCTGGCGTCAAGTTTATTAAACTTGATAACCTGCTGAATAAAGTCAAACCGCTGAGTACCAAAGTTATCTTGATTTGGGTAAAACTCAACACCCTGTCTTATCCCAAACATCCTGAGCTGCGACAAGTGGGCATTCACCAACATGGTGTCAGCTACGCCACTTCCGTCTCGGTTTACAACCGATTTAAGGATATCATCAATTATGGTTTTGGTGCTGTCGCTCATTTAGTTTGCCCAAGGCAGTTAGTCAATATCGTAGCCAGCTCCTACTCGTTTTAGCGTAATGATGTCGTCTTCCACTTCCAACTCAAACCGTTCGTTGGGTTGAAGAGCCATGTCGTGACACAACTCATCGGGGAGAGGAATGACGGCGGATCCGTAAGCATCCTGCTCAAGCTCTACGTCGTAATAGCTGGTAGACATTGCTATGTGATTTCTTTAGTTTAAATCTTCAATACTCTAACTGCAATGCTCCTCTGGTCATTAAACCAGTGCAAAGCCAAACAAGAGCGTCAACAGCGTCGTCGTGAGAGGTAACTCCAAAGTTAAGAATCTCCTCAGTCAGCGCAGTAAACTTCCTGTATTTGTTGAAGATTATGTTGTGTTGTTCGAATAAACCCATAATTCCTCGGAACCTGGCAACCTTGTCTCCACGGAAACCTTTAACTGGATGCCAGTTTATATTGTAAAGTCCGTGATCTCCAAGACAGATTCGTTTAAAGTCTGCTTCCAAGGAAGCCTGGTATGCAACAGCCTCTGACCAAATTTCAACTTGGTTACCAGTGGGAAAATACTGGCCATTGTTTTTATGGACAATACCCCACTCCTCCATCATTTCCATTAAAGCTTCTAGCTTCTCCAGATTTCCCATAATTCGAATTCTTTTGAAATCGATAATGTGAATCTTGTTACCAACACGTCCACCCATAACAAAGACTGTGTAGTCGTTACGTTCCCTGATGCCAGCAGATAGGTCTACGCCAACGCCTATGCAATCGAATTGAGTTGCAATTTCTCCTTTGACAATTAGGTCCGGAGTCAGCGACAACTCACTGGTCTGAACAATTTGGTTTTGGTACTGAAAGCTGAATGCGATAGGAGCTTGCCTGCGGCGTTCTTGCAGGTACTCAAGCGACCACATATCAGGCCAGTACGAATGTTCGTCTCCATGTTCATCAATAGAGACTGCAGACTGGACAACCTGAACCCAGTTATTAGCCGGGATAAATGTTGTTGAGTGTATATCGTCGTGGCGAAAACGCGTACCTAAACATATAGCCCTACCTCCTTCAAACATGGTTGGAACAATAACTGAATTCCAGTTATCTTCCATAGCCAAACGGACTTCCCTGTTTTTTATATCCTCAGAGCTTTTCACCACGTCGTCCAAGACACATAATTGGGACCGTTTAGAAGTAACGGCACCTTTTAAGCCTGCGCAACATACAGTAAACTCCTCTTCACCTGTAGATTTAATCCCTGCAAACTTCCAATCAATGCTCCAATATTCATTAGAATTAATACCTTTAGCAATCTTGACCATCGGAAAGACTTCTCTATATGCTTTGCTCTCATCAATAATCCTTTTAATAGAAGCACTTTTAGGTCTTGCTACGTCTACGGTATAGGAGATGTAAAGAATTTTAAGAGGTTTTTTTTGTAAAGCATGTACACCGATTGCCCACGCTGTAAATAAACCCAGCACGGTGCTCTTTGCTGAACCCCTCGGAGCTAGGATATCTATATTTGGTCCTGCGATTCCAACCAAGCACTCACTGTCTTGCTTGGTTCCTAGGTATTTATGCCACTCTAAATGGTGAGGAGCTGGAGGCTTGTCTCCAACCGCTTCACAGAAGTAGGCAAAATCTGTTTGGGCCCTATCTACATCAATTCCAGTAGTCGACTTAACAACACGTTGTTGAGCTGCTGCACGCGCCGTACGTCGATAAACCGAATGGAGTGATGTTCCCGTCATTACTAAGCCAGCTATGCCCTAAAGATAGCAGGCTTAAACTGACTTCGCTGTTCGGTTAAGATTCTTCTGCTAGCAGCTTGGTCCAGACTCCCATAGAAGCTTCCTCAAGGGGGCCTTCGATGGGGTCGTCCCGGAAGATAGAAAGCATCTCACGTAACGCTCGGTCTGCGCCAGCAAGGACAAGGCCCTGCTTATCCATGAGGATCTTCTCATCAGCAAGCTGTTTGATGGCGCCGCGAAGTTCTTTCTGAAGCATAGCAATCCTGGCGGAACCCATGTCTTGCTTCACTATGCCCATGTCAATAGCTTCACGCAACTTGGCAATGTCCTCCTGCATGAACTCGATCTCGCTTTCCAAGATCTGGTTAAAATTCTTTTTTTTGTATTCTTTTTGTGACCATTCATCGCAATTCGTTATGCTACCTTTGAAGCCCAGAAACCGGGCATAAAGATACATTTGGATTGGAGAGGCAGATCGTTTACAGAATGCAAGAAAAGATTCGCGGTCTTTGTTGGTAAGTCCTTGAATCCACTCTTTCATGCTCGGTACTGCTGTTGAGCTTGCTCATAATCTCTGTTCTCTTTATAGCGCCTAAACATCTCCTGCTGCAACTCGGAGATCCGTTGCTGTTCCCCTGTGGTGCGGATGCCTTTACGCTCTTCTTGGCCAGCAACCCGTTGACCAAGCCGAGATTCTCGCCCAGTAGCCGCTATGCCTAAGCGTTGTTGCACACCAGTAGCATAAATTCCTTTACGCTCTTCTTGGCCAGCAACCCGTTGACCAAGCCGAGATTCTCGCCCAGTAGCCGCTATGCTTTTACGCTCTTCTTGGCCAGTAACCTTTTGACTGAGCCGGGTTTCTGCACCAACAGCTTGGGTGCGGCGAATGTCCTGACCAGCAAAGAACTCTTCGTTGGTGCGGTCAAGCTGGGCGCCAAGTTCCATGTTCAGACGTTGCTGTGCCTGAGCAACCTCACTTAACGCAGACTCAGTTCGGACGGCCTGAGTACGAGTCCTAGCAACTTTGGGTGATGGAGGAGGTGGAGAATATGTAACTTTAGGTGCAGGTGCTTTTTTCTTTCCCATGGTGCTATTAGGTTAATTTGATTCTATCTCAGCCTACGCTACGACCTCGGCCAGCCATAAGACCTGCTACGACGTCACGACGGGCCCTGGATGCAGCTTCTGATACAGCACCAAGTTCAGTTGCAAACGCACCGGATGCTAGGGCTTTACCTTGCTGAAATACGTTTGACCTTTGAGCAAAAGATTCAGGCATATTTTGACGAGCAGTTTCACCAGCAATTCTATTTTGGAGATCTGCTTGCCTCATTAACAGAGCTGTATCAGTTACGGCTTTCTGCAAAGGATACATCATGCCAAGGTTGTAACCAGCTTCTTCTGCTCTGGTTTTACTCGTCTGCCTACGTTGGTAGTCAATGATATCTTTGATATCCTCCTTGCTTAATGGGCTTGCTGGTTCACCATAAACAGGGGGATTCAACTCATTGCTGGGAGGCTCTGCTGCAGCAGGATTCCAGAAGCTGCTAACGTCAGTTCCCTTATCTCCCAAGTATTTACCAAGATCAACGTTCTTACCAGTTGTGAAGTCAATCCCCTTCATAGGAGGAACTTCAGCTTTTCCAGATTCTTTATAAGCTTCTTGAAGACCGCCTTTTTGAATTCCGGGGAAATACTTCTTCCATGCATCGCTTGTGCTAAGTACGGAGAGTACATTCTCGTATGGCGTGGAAAAAGGATTCATTATCAGAGGTAGCTGTATTGAGTACGTGCAGTAGCACCGACATCAGCCAATGCTTGGCCAGCCATGGCAGCAGCGTTGCGCTGGGCACCAAGCTGAAGCTGAGATTGGGTTGCCAGGTTTGTTGCCAGTTGAGCAGCCGCTGCGTTGCGTTGGAAGTCACGGCGCTTAACTTCATCAGCATTAAGAAGCTGGTAGTTACCGAGCCTCATGATGTTTTGATTTTCAATATCTTGAAGTTGCTTCTGGTACGCGAGGTTAGCCTGCCAAGGCCCTAGCGGATTTTGTTGGGAGATCATCCCCGGATAACCATAGCCGCTAATATCGGGGACAGAACCTTCAGGATAGATAGGCGAAGTAAGAGCGCCAGGCTGACGGGTCGCTGCTTGGCCCAGGCCTACTGCACCGGTTACGGCACCAGCCGCGCCACGAGCGGCTCCGGGAACAGCCCTGCCTGCAGCACCGGCAAGGCCAGCGACAGCCGGTACAGCAGCAAGCCCTGCCAGTGGGATACCGACCCTAGCGAGCCTGGTTGCGGTTTGAGCAAAGCCGGGAGCATCAACCAAGTTCGGGGCCACGCGTCCTGCTAAGCCAGGGGCAGCTTTCATACCAGCTTTGGTTGCCGCACCAACGCCTCCTTTCAACAGACCGCCACCCATGTAGCCCATGGCCGCCTGCCCGAGAGCTTCCAGTGGCTTTCCAGCCATCAAGGAAGGAGCAGCCGCACCAGCAGCAGTCAGGTAGGGCATGGTTTGCATTGCCATCCTCCCGGCGCCTAGCAACATCGGTGCAAACTGAATGGCCATAATTTAGATCCTCTTGGTTAGTATTTTAGTAGAGATACTCTTAAACGTTTACTTCTTGGAAGTCAACATCAACTTTTGAGTAGTCGACATATTTAATTCCATCTTTATCGACACATGCCCACGGTACTTCTTGTGCAATTACGCCTTGGTACCTTTGAGGAGATCCGATGTAATTCCAACGATAAACGTTAGTACCAGAAGAGGATGTACCTACCTTTTTAATATTCTCTTTAAAACGGATATCACTGATAATTGCAGATCCAATTGTAGCTCCTACTCCTAGAAGAGATCCGCCTAGTCCAGGATCACCCTGAACTCCCTGCATATAAACAGGTTGCTGTTGTGTGGGTGTGTAAATCTTAGACCATTTGTCAGGTCCTTCTGAAGTATTAGAACCAACGCTACTACCAAACTGGGCAGCTTGGTCTCGATAACTATTACGATCTCTGTCCCCACCAAAAGTACTAGCCAGTGCCTTACTAGCTAATCCAAATGCTTCGGCCCATTTTTTAGAAGAGCCAGGAGATCCAGAAGATCCAGAAGATGTAAGGCTTGGTCCTACGAAGGCACCTGGATTAAATTTGGGGCCACTGGAACCAAAAGCACTACTATAGTCAGTCATTGTTACTAAGAAACTAGTTGTTGCCAGCTCATTGCTTCTGGTTTACCAGCAGCTTCTGCAGCAGCTTTAAAAGATCCGTGTTTATATCTTAAATATTCTATCGGGTCTTCTTTCTGAATTCTTTTTTCTGCTGCTTTCTGAAAAACTTTTTTAGCAGCAAGACCAACAGCGCCCGCTGTGATTGCACCAGCAGCAAGCAAAGCTGGGTCAGTGTAACGGCCCAAGGTTTCTGCAACCCGTGCGCCAAGAGGGGCACCTTTTGAGATTAGTTCTTCCCTGGTGCCAGACGGTATGGATACTTTTGGATTTAAGAATTGTGAACCAGCTTTGATTGCACCAAGTCCTGCAGCCGTTCCTATTACAGAACTGGCCGTAACAGGAACTCCTTTGAGGCGTATCTCAGGATCGTTAAGACCTCGTGCTGTACCTTTGATGACACCGCCGAGAGCAGAGAATGATTGTGTTGTCGGGTCGACGGAAACCAACTGACCAGGTTCTGGCTTCATTCTTTGGAACCGCTGATACTCTGAATAAGTAGAAGGCATCACATCAGGGCGCTCTTCTTTAAAATCTTTATAGGGAAGAAGTTGACTTTTCTGTCCTAAGAAATATCGCATCCCTGCTTCAAGAGCGGCGGACTGTGGAGTCTTACCTGTTGGATCTTTTTCTTTGGAGACTGGGGCAACTGCTTTATAGCCGGCAGGGCGCATCCCTTGTAATGGCGAACCGAACTGTCCACTTAATGCACCAACAGCAATAGGAACGGCAGCAGCCGCAGCAGCGCCAGCAAGAGGAGAGTCGAGGCCAAGACGAGGTGCAACGTACTGTCCGACATCCCCAACCATTCTGTGCATATTGGTAAACCTCCAGACGTCCTTGCGAGTCTCATTGGTCAACGCATCAAGAACTGTAGAAGCTGCTACGTCCGCTGCACCCATTCCCTGACCTTGTCCTTTAACGGCAGAACGGATTGTTTCGCTGGTCGGACCGTAGGAGCTTGCGTATTTACCCCAAGGTTTACGTTGGATTCCTGATTGTGCCTTGCTGATCGCTTCACCAGCAAAACGCTGAACAGCCTGGGCACTATTGGTCAGGTAGTTCAGTGTAGTGTTGACGTTCACTTTACTTAACGAAGAATATTCTTAACTAGTTGATTTGCTATTTCACCAGAATCTTTGGAGCTGTGGTGATAAATAAAGCTGGGAGGATTGTAATTGCGTGCGTAGGCAAGTTGAATTTGATCATTCACACGTTGTTGCTCAGCCGCTGCATTCATCTTTTGCATGGCGTAAAGCTGGTGAAAATCTGGATTATTCTCTTGAACAATCTCAGGTTCAATCTGACCAGCAAAACGGCTTGCAGCAGCAGCCCCTAGAATATTGCCAGTAATGTTTGATCCAAGGGTAGGTGCCCCCATTGCTTGGAGAGCACCAGAAACCGGCGTCCCTACAGCACTTTGGATCCCAGTCTGGAGGAGCGATTGTGGAATGGATTGGGCTGGCCTCTGACCGAGTATGCGGGGAACAGCTTGCTGAGCAGCGGTTGCAAAAGCAGTTTCTGCGGCAATGCTTTGTCCCATCTGCTTAAGGCTTTGGGGATTAGTCAGAAATTGCTTAAGAGCCGTACCAGCGGTTCTAATTGCCTGGGGAATCATCATCCGATTTGAATACCACCTTGACCAGGAAACTGGTTAACAGTGCCTGGATTTTTCTCAGAAGATCCGGCTGATGCTGGCTGAGAAGCTAATATACTAAGTTTATCTGCTCCTACCCTATCTTCTTCTGAAATAAGACCTCGTGCTACACCTTCAGAATACTTAGATAAAAAATCTTTTGCAAAAGGATTATCATCAGGATTTGAAAATGCAGGCTCTTGAGTTGTTGCAGATTGGTCTATTTTCTGTTGTGATTTTTGTGCTGTCTCCTGATCAAAGTTGCTACCGCCATAGAAATTTTCATAACCAGGATTATCTTTCAGCTTTGCAACAAAAGCATCTGTAAAACCAGACGCCGTTCGGTTTGGGCCCAGGGTACCGGAATAGGGGCTCTTTCCTTCCCGCCAGGTTTGATCCTGAGGAGAAGAGCTAGATTTTGAAAGGGGAGGCAACATAGATTAGTTAGCTTTCTGTTTTGCTTTTCTTGCGTTTACGAAGTTTAGAAAGTGTTTGAGCGAGGCGTGCCTGGCGAACGGTTCGCTTGTCGTACTTTTCGGGATTCTTGGAAACATCAGCAGAATACTTTTCGGTTGTTTTACCAGCTTCTTCTGCTTTTTTAGTAAAAGCACCAGGACGCTTGATTGCTCCTTGGATCCAATTTTTATCTTCGGCCATGTTGAATCAATAGCTAAGAACGTTTACTTGCTCAGCAATTTCGGAAGCAGCAATCATTTCAGGTGCCATGTCAGCCAGTTGCTCTAGCTGTCGTACTTTATCAGCAGCCTTTTGAGGCAGCCAAGCTTTAGCCATGTGGAAAGCAATTGTCTTAACTTCTTCTGCAGTCAACTTTCCATCAGACACGGAGACGACAACAAGTTCGAACGCCAGGTTAACTTGAGATCCTTGCCAACTGTGAAGGTTTTGATCCAGCACGGGGTCAATGATGTCGTAAGCCTTTTGAACAATTGGGCCGTACTTAAGAAAAACCTTAGCGGTTTTATTCCGATTTAGAAAAGCAGCAAGTGCCGTGATTCCAGCACCCAGAGCAACGGCGATGATTGGTTCCAGGAAAGTCATGATTAAGACCTATTTGAATTTATTCTATTCTCTACAATCCAGCTTGGCGCATTGCGGAAGTAACTTGAGTTCCGCTGGGTCCAGGTACGTTGATTGGTATCTGTGTACCAGGTGTACGAACTAACCCTTGTGACCTTGCACGTCCTGCCATGCGGCTAAAATTTTCAAGTGCAAGTTCGCCACCAGTGGTGCGGCGAGCGATTCCCATCAATGTGTGGATGGCTTGATTAGCCATTTCCGGATCTTGATTTACCGCTAAGTTTAAGCCACGGCCTTTTAACTCCTGGTTAAAAGCGCGCGCCATCTGAGGTATTGCTGCAGCGGCTGTTTCTTTATTTCCATAGAGAACAGCGTTAGCTGTTTGGAGATAATCTCCGTAATTAGTTTCTTTACTAGGAAGTTCAATTCCTGCTTTACCTGCATAGTAATTAGCAGCACGATCAAAGACGTTATCAGCAAGAGGTTTAAAACTACGATACAGCTCTGTTGCAGCTATTGGTTTAACACCTTTTTCAGTTTTAAGATGCAACATAATCTTGCTAGTCTCAGGGCTAAACAAAGAATTCAACTGAGAAACCTTTTGTGACGACGTAGCAGACTTAAGTGCAGCAGCAGCGGCTTCAGGGTTGGAGCCGGTGGTCTGTCCGGTGAAGGCAGCGTATTCAATTTCACCAGCAGCAAGGGCTTCTGGATCAAGGGCGCTGATGTTACGCATGGCACGACCCGTTGGAGTGGTTAAAACTGCGCGTGGTTCATCCTGTTCTTCAATGCCACGAAGTCGCTGTGCTCCTGCAGATTGACGACCTTTTGGAGTTAAGCCACCAACATTCTCACGAGAGTAACGCTCTAGTAGATCTTCTGCCCGCTGTCCGCGTTGCTCGCCGGTACGTAGCGTCCGCATCTGACCAGTAGTTCGTTCACCTGGCGTAAAGGTTTGACCAGCAAGAGCAACAGGTTCAGAGAATTCAAAAGCTTGCTGTTCTGCAAAACTCATAGGAGTTTGCGGATTGGTCATGATTTCCAGAGCACGCTCAAATGGTACATCAACACCGCGTTCTGCAGCGGCTGTCATGTACTTA